TTCAACCTCTTCATCTTCGGTTTCTTCTACTGCAGTAGGTTCAACTTCAATAGAAGACAAGGACAGGACATCATCTTCTGGTTCGGTATTGATTACTTCTTCTTCAACCGCTTCTTCTATAATCAACTTGGGTTTGCGGATATACTTACGCTTGATCTTGACAATATTAGTGGATTCAGTAGTGGTTGACATTGTTATTATTGTTTGATTAATTGTTTGATTAATTGTTTGGTAATAGTGTACTACTTAAATAATAAAAAAAAAGTATTTCAATTTTTTACGTTCACCGCCTAAAAACCTGACTACTAAAAAAATAATGATACAGATTGACAGATTATAATTGAAATAATCTAAAATTATATAATATATTATTTTTTGATTATTTCATTTTGATTATTTCTTATAAAAAATAGATTATATATGTAATAATTAATTAATTATTACATATATAATCTATTTTTTATTAATATATTATTGTTGAAATAATCAAATAGTAATAATCTAAATCATTTTTGATTATATATTATATAATATTTTGTATTTAGATTATTTCAATTATAATCTGTCAATCTGTATCATTATTTTTTTAGTAGGCGTAAAACTTATAAAATTGATTTCTTTTTTTTTCTTTTTACTGATGGCACTATAGTAGCAAAATGACAGCAAGACGCAGAATGAATAATACCACTTCAAAATTAGTAGATGCTAACGATGAAGAAACGTGTGAATATATACACAATCTAAGAAAAGTAATAGACAATTGTAATAGTCCAGAATATTTTGATAAAATCAATAAATTAATCGGTATGGGTAACAACTGGGCAAGTGATGGGACTTATATTAAGAATAGTGATGCTCTACAAATTGCCTACGGAGAATATATTGGCGGTGATTGTTTCTTAAAATCATACGAGTTATATTGGCGACTGAGAAATGCAGGTGCTAAAAGATGTTGCGGAATAAGAACCGCTATTCCTGGTATTGATACCGATAATAGTCCACACTACTGGGTAGAGAATAGGGATAAAGTATTTGACTGGGGTGGTGGTCAGCAAAAAATTTACGACAAGGCAAGGTTCTACGATGTTTATAAGATAGAAAGAGTTATTGAAGGTAATGATATAGGTTGTTTTCGTAGCGACCCATACGAAATAGAATTAGAGGGACTTGTAAGACAATTGTTATTACAAAAGGGACAAGAAAAACTTATAGAATTTATTAAACATATGTGTTTATCCGATAATGTAAAAAATTTAGTCGCAATGAAGAAAGGGGACATTAAGAAAAAAACACCAATAGGAGGTGCCTTCTATCATACGCCTTAAAAATTTAAATTATAAATACCTTTCTGTAAATTTGTATTTTTATAAATATTTTTTTATTTTTTATTTATATTTTAGATATTAAAATATAGATATAGAGAGAACTAATTAGTAGCGACTAATTTATCTGACAACGTAGGCAACAATAATCTATTAAATCATTCTTCTTCTTGCCTTTTAAATAAAACTTTTCACCATTCTTCGGTAATTTTTTTATAATATCTTTTATTTGTTTTACTTTCATCTTTTTTAGATGACCTCGACCTATCATCGTATCCTCAGGTAATCTATCTAATATATTTGTGCTGTGTTCTGCTACTGGGTTAAAAGTTTGTGAAGGTATTGTGAACGTATTCTTACCTTTTTCTAAGGGGAGCAGTACAGAGGCAGGGTCTATCGATGACCTTATATTATATTCTTTATCTGATGGTTTTTTTAATATGTCTTGGGGTGGGATAAACTTATTAAGATTGATTATTTCTTTACTATTCTTACCTACTTGTGATGATATTTTACCAGCAAGGGAATGACCTAGTGTGCTAACGTTTTTAGCACCATATTTTTTTTCTGCTTGTTTTTGTATTTTTTCAGCATGCTTAAAGCGGTCAGACTTGGATATATCGTATCCAGCAAGTGCTTTCAAATCATTACCCCAATCGTGAATCCCTTGAGACCCACGATGGACTACAAAAACATCGTTAGTTCCTTTTTTTACATACACCTGCACCCGTTGACCGCTTAATGATTTATCTACTTGATAATCTTTGTAATCTTTCGGGGTCTTGCTATTATATGATTGATGTAATAATCCCTTTAAATCGGGCGTCGATATCTTACCACCTACAGGTACGCAATTAGGAACTAATTTTCCGTTTTTAGATTTCATACCTAATTGTCTGTAATTTTTCCAACAAGGGTCTTCTAATTCTACTTCTCTATATTCAAACATTATATAATAATCTTATAAAAATCTTCGTGGTAATTGTTGTAAATCTTGAGTATTCCTTGGGGGATATGGTCCTAAACGTGTAAAAGGATTGCTAAAGTTCATTCCTGTGCGTAGTGCCTCTCCGCCTTTTAATACAGGTTCTTGTGAATACAACTCAGCACCACATCGCCTACTTCTACCTGCACCTATACCTGATTGTTTATACGATCTAATAGCATCATTAATCATTCCTAATAAATCCCCAAGTGGTTGTGTGAAATTAGTTATTAAATTTAATGATCGAGTGTTAAATAATTCTCTTGCTCTCCAATTTCTACCTCTTCTATCTGCTATTCTTTCTTGTAATTCTACTATAGATTCAAATAAAAGTTCCTGAATTTTATAATTTAAAACCTTTATTTCTTGTATTTCACTATCGCTAAAACTATTTAAATTACGATTTAATTGTCTAGTAAAATAATCTGTGAGATTAGTCACCTGACCGCCGATATTAGTAGTAGTCGAAACAAAACGGTCGATAACAGTCGATGGTGTAGTAGAAGTCGCAGATAGTCTGACCGTTTCACGTAAATCAGTCATACTAGCATTCAACGCAACTAATTTTTGTTTAAATTCTTCATACTTCGGTGCGACGGGTTCAATAGCACCAGTAGGCATTACAGGTGTCTGAAAAGTAGAATATTTTTTTCTTCGTCTTTTTACTATTTCTTTATTAACTCTCCTAAATGAGTTAATATCAGGATGAGTTTCATTCAAAAAACGTGGCATACTATATTATATTAATATATTTTTTTAATAAAGTCCGTGTGCCTTTACATATTTTGACGCTTCAATCATACCCAATCCTTTTTCTTTCATTACTTTTTTTACTATCACTGCACGAGCAGATGGTTTTCTAGTTTTACGACCAAGACCAACTGCTTTACTTAGTTCTGCCTTCGCCAACTGTTCTGTTGCTAGTCCAACGGGTTCTCCAAGAGCATGCCCGATGTTTTTAATAGCACCAAGAAAATTAAATTTACCTCCTGATTTTGCCCCTCCTGATTTTGCCCCTCCTGATTTTGCTCTACCTCTAGGGGGTCTCCCTCTGCCGAACAACGCAGGTCCCAGGATGTCGTGCCCGAAAGAATACCCTAAATCAAAAGGATTAAGACCACTACCACCGCTTAGTGCTGGGTGTCCGATAGCACCATCTATCCCAGAATATCTTGCTCCTCCAGAATTTACTGCTAAACCTTGCGACAATGATAGGGGCGGATATGCCGGACTATTCCCAGAAGGATTGTATTTGAGTGGACTTGAACCTCCACCTATTTTTACCGAACTAACTGGTTGGTGATAAGAACCTGATCTAAATCCCATTGGGTTAGGATGATATGCTGGATACGCCTTCTGCCAGTGCTTTTCGTCCATCTCGCGAATAAGATTAACCATTGACCTGTTGTAAGGTGCATCATACGTAATGTTTGCTTGCGGCATTATAATATATATACATATAATTATATTATAATTTCAATTGTATTTTTTTACTAAACTTAATATTCTAGTCTCTGGTAGGTAAATGTGGTTGAGATTGTCGCTAAAGTTCCTGTACCTGTGACAGTTAAAGCGATATTTTGAGGGGTTGTTGCGTCTGCTTGAGAGACTATAAATGTTAGTGGGACGTTCAATGTGTAACCCGCTCCACCTGCTAGAACAGCACCACCAGCACGAGTTGTTGTTGATCCTGAACCAGATCTTGAAGTAATAGTATAAGCAGTAAGAGTTGTTGCGGCAGACATATTCACCATCATATTCACTAAATAATTACCAATACCTCCTATAGGGACAAACGAAGCAATATCAAAAGCAACAGCAGATGATAGACCAGCATTAGCAGTAGTAGATAATGTAACCGCCATTGGGGGGGTATTTATAGACGCAGATGCTACAGACATTATTATATAATATATAATAATATTTTTTTATTCGGTTCCTAAATTAATTCTTTATTTCTCTAAAGCATCTTTGAAAGACGGGATTTTCCACCGCTAGAAGCACCTCCGCTTGAAGCACCTCCAACAATATGGGGCATCATTGCCTTAATTCTGTTGAGTGCCTTCATCGCGGTTAAAGGCATATTGTTAAGATTTCCACCAACCAATCTAGCAACTTCCTTTGATTTAAAACAAGACGCTTGTTGAGAAGACTTAGCAGAAAGAACCATCTCCTTAGTAAGAATACCAGTATATACAGCACTAACTCCTTGTTGGGTAGTGAAAATACCACTATTAACGCAAATAACAACAATTTCAGGTTGAAGACTTGCTTGTACCGAAGCAGGGTATTGATTGGTGACGTTTGCCGAGAATTGGAAGTTATAGTTTCCTAAAGAACCGCAAGAAATGTAATCAGGGAGGGACAAATCGTATGCAGGGTTGAGAACAAGAAGAGAACCAATAGTTGGGACAATAGTTCCTCTACCAGTAAAGTTGTTGTTAACCAATGCTTGTCCGCTAAACTCCTCCCAAGATTGAGTAGAACCATTCTTTATTGACAAACGCCAGAGGTCTTGCTGAGATGCTGATGAAAGAAGACCACTCTGGTTATTCAAGTTAATAGAAATACTGTTAATAACCAAGAAAGAAGATGGGTCAGTCCAGTTCTGTGTCGACATCGGTTTGCGGACGTTAATCAAGAACAAATCAGGAATCTGATTTATTTGAAGATTGCTAGATGTGATGGTTGCCGATGCTAAAGCAGCAATGCTAGGAGTGTTAGCAGAACTAGTAAGATAACGGGGGTAATCCATATATGGGACGATGTTCTTGGTTTGTACTAAATCACTTGGTTGGGTAGAAAGGAATTTGAGAAGAAGGGCAGGGGCAGATGGTTGAGTGCTAACACCAATAGCAGTAGTAGATGAAAACCCATTAGGATTTGCTGCAGTTCCTAAAGAAATACTAGTAATGTAAGGATTAGCAGTAGAGAATAGACGTTTGCAGGTAGAATCAACATTGAGAGTAAAAGACATATTGTTAATTCCTAAAAGACCTTGACAGTTGAACTCAGGATCACCGAAGATAAAAGGGGATAAAAACAAAGGTTCACTGACGATGGTCTGGACGGTAATAATCCAATTATTAGTGACAGCAGTAGAAATTGGAGAGTTATCTAGAAAAGTACCAACGTTGTTGTATCTAGCAATAGAGGTCACCACTGGGAATGATCCTCTGGGTAATTGGTTAACATCGTAAGAGGCAGTGTTAAAAGATGCTAAAGGATTGTTATTACAGAATATACCATCCGAATATTTACCATACGCCTGATCTGGTAGAGAAGGAGTAGTAGAATTGAACCGGTAAAGTTCTCTAGAGTCGTTCATACGGAGGAGAGAAGGGAGGACATCTTGAAGATTGATAGAGCAAGTCGTATTGTTAATCTGAGCGGTAGCAGTAGTGAAAAGAGAATTCAATGGGAATGCTTGGAGAGCATCGGTAAGACCATATGAGAAGACACTTTCGCCTACAGGGACTTGATATGCCGCTACAGTAGCAGAACCAGCAATAATAGTAAAAGAAAGACCAGTGTTAATCAAAATATCACGACCAATCACCACGTTTTCACTAGGGACTTGGACGTTGAAAATAAGGGCAGAGTTAGACGCCGACGTAGACGGGAATCGTTGGTAAGTAGTCTGGGACGCACCAGACTTGACGGCAAAATCAATATCAGAGGTAATATCGCCGATAACAGAGTCACGGACAAGGACGGTTTTGAAGTCGCTCATTATATATTATATTTATAGAAAATAAAATATATCAGTCGAACGTTTATTTGTCCTAAATGACCCTCGGTGGTTTCTTGATAAAAGCAATCTTGAGTGTAACCGTCTGTCCTGACGGGACTCTAAACGGGATCAACTGCCCTGTCTTCAATTTATAAAATATCTGGATATCTAAATTAAACAATGGTCTGTTTCCATACAGAGTTATCAACCTGTACTCAGCACTGGGTTCATACACCAGATTAGGTCTATATTGTCCCGAATCGCTTACAATATCGGTTATTATATTCGCAATATCTGAGTTATTACCACCTAAAGCAACCTGACCTGCATCATTAAATACAAGAGGAGTAGACACCTGATTCGGTTGAATAGGCAGGGTATTACTGGTAAATACTATCGCAGTTATAGGAGTCATATCTGAGATGGTTGACGTCTCTTGATACAGAGTAATTGCCCTATATGTGACCGGAGGCACCGATGGTATAGCGGCATACGGGGTAATTGTCGTCAAATTTGTAGATCCTATATTCCTAACACTTAGTCTGAAATTTCGGTTTGTGGGTGCAGAAGCATACCCTAAATATGTCGCAGGTAATGACGGGAACAACTCATACAACGGGGCGTTGAAATATATCTTTATTTCTTCAAATCCTACTATTGCTGGATCGTCATTATATCCCGCAGTATCCGCATATAAAACGAGACCATTACTTGTGCTGTCCCAGTACGCCACTGGTGCGTATGCTGAGGGTAATGTACCACCTGCAGCAATTACTGTTGAGTTCAAAGCACCAAAACAAGTCTTAAATGTATCTGTTATTAACTGCGTCCACCAAGTAAAATTATAACAATTATAATATCCTGTATCATTAACCTGTAATTTATTTGCGGTCGTATTAGGTGCAGGTGGTATAGACGCTGACGTATTTTGCGGAGACCAGACAATATTATTTGTCTGGGTATATGTCGTTGCTCCAATCACTACTTCTAAAGTTATTTTGTAAATTGTCAAATTTCTATTCGCCTGATCCGGCGTTATTGATGGTATAAAAACAGGCAATGACCCAGTACCCATCGAGAACCTAATAATGCTTAAATAATAATCCTCAGGACAAGTTATAAAAGGCATCGTTCTCTGCTCGTTATAATAAAATATCGGCGGTTCTGTTGTTGTGCTCTGAAAATTTGAAACGGTCACATCAAAATATACCTGATCTGCCGTCACTATACGTTTCTTTTCATCCAATTGAGACATCTTATATTATATCAAGAGATAAATTCTATTCGTTTGAATTTAAAATATAACATTCCTTATCACTCAATACGCACATCGGGAACCCTTTCTGGATTGTAACCCACCTAGAGTTCAATGATTTAATCTTTTTTATCTGTTCTTTGTCTAATCCAAAATAATTATCTAAAAGATATTTCATCGCTTTTCCTCCCAATCCTGACGGGAATATAGTGACTGATTTACACTCATTCAATATCCTACGTGTATCCTTTCCATTACATGCTAAATGACTCGTATAAACAACCTCTACGTTAAAATGACGCCCCGTCTCCAACACCGAGTTAAGAATACTATCCACTTTTATTTTTTGTCGCTTATTTGTCAAGCAGTCCGTATCGTCAAAAATAACTAATGAATCCTTGAAATCTTCTGCAGTCAAATCTTCGGTTAAAAATTCCTGACTATCCAATTTAATCCTTTTCAACCCTTTTATTTTATCCAGTGTCTTGTCCTCCTTTATACTAGACAAAATATAAATATCCCGTTTAGGATACATTCTTTTATACTCATCCGCATACTGCTTGGTGTAATAACTCTTTCCTGATCCTGAAGCACCCGTTACATATCTAATACTTCTTTCACACGATTTATCAGGGATCGGTTGTATATGTAATTCTGGTTGGTCTTTCAGTTTTACTTCTTTGAACGCCGTCTGACACGCTTTAGGGTTCGGCGCCAGACAGAGATGTTTCCACTTCTTCTTATCCTTTTCTTTTTCGTTCTCTACTATCGCTAATTCTTGTCCCTCACCTTCAAAGTTCATATTATATATTATATATATTTTAAATATACATCTTAAGATATTTTTTTGACGAATTATTTATTTTCTCTTTGAAATAATGTATTAAAGTTCTAATAGTTGGTAAGACCGATTTAGGTTCTACTAAATCTATCTGTCTAAATACAGAATCAGCAATAGGGATTTTATAAATAGACGCCAGTTGTTCTTTTATAAATTGTAAATTCGCCACCACATCTTTGTAGTCAGGTTTCTTATCTGGGAACGTCAGCAGTGTCTCCAATATTTTTAACTCGTTCGTTATCTTGTTTAAAAACCCTATCTCACTATTAAAAAAATCTATTAATTTATCCAATTTATCCTTATTCTTCTTCTCTCCATCCAACCTCAGCAACGAAAATAATCGTTTCAGCGACTTCATACTATCAAATTTTGAATAATAATGTATATCCTCCTCTAACGCTTCTTCCATCTCCTTTTTTGACGGCATATCCGTATAATTACCTTCTCTTCCCACTTTAATATAATAATTCTCTGATATCTCCGCAAATTGTACCCCTATTTTCTGGATTAAATCTATCTTCGTCGTAGTCTTATCTTTTAAACATTCTTCTAACGTCCGTTTCTTACCATCTATCAAGCAGATATATCCCTTTCTTATATCTTCCGGTTTCCATCTTAAAATAAATAAATCTCTCACTTTTTTTATTCTCTCTTCGCCTTTTGATTGGATTATTTCTTCCTTTATTTTCTCTGGTATCAACGGATTTTTTAGATATATTTTCAGGGATTGGTCGCTGTAATCACCTCTGTAGACCAACCTCGGGTCGTGTCCACACTTAAAATCTAATATCCATATATTCGGATTATTTAACGTCTTTAAATACTGGTCTTTGATTAATTCTGCTATTTTCGGGATACTCGGGGATTTTAAAATTGTCTCTACATCGTAATCACTTCCATATTTAAACGACCTCAATGAGTTTGACCCTATCAGTTTTACACGCCCTTTCACCCCGAAAGCAGTTATTAATTTAGCAGTTGCTTTATTTATCATATTCATATTTTTTGATTCAAATTCCGGCATACTTTTATATATTATTATATTATAATGGTAGAAATTTTAGATTTAACTGCTAGTCCTAAATCAAACAAAAGATACAGAATATTTATTGACGACAACGGAGATATATTACACTACGACTTCGGTGCTAAAAACGGACAAACCTATATCGACCACGGGGACAAATCTAAAAGAAACGCCTATCTACGCAGACACCTCGCCAACCCTATAGAAAAAAACCGCATTGAAAACCTAATTCCAAGTCCCGCCTTGTTCGCTGCAGCGCTTTTGTGGGGTAATAATACTAACCTCGTAGATAATGTCCTCCATCTAAACTCGTTATTTAAGCAAAAAAAATAATATTATATATTATATAATGAATATACCCGACAACATTAAACGAGAAGATATTATTCCTTTTATTACAGATTATTACGACAAAATAGGCAGACCCGTTGATAAACGCCCAGATTATTTCACTTATTCTCTTCTTGAATTACGAAAATGTTTATTTCTTTTTAATATATCAATTACAAAGGAATAATTTTTATTTTTTTATTTTTATTTTTATTTTTGACCTTTTATTTTTTGATTTTAGACAGACCTTTTTAGTTGGTTTTATTTTTACTAGCAATCCTAGCACTACGACGATGTAGTGTATAATTCGTTATAAATAACTCCTTCCTTATTGTAGATATATTCTCAGTGTCTCTATTACCCCAATGCGAAGGCACATCTACAGGTTTTATCGTAAACCCTTTGAATAGTTCTCTGATATGCGGCGAATCATTAATCGTCATTAAAAAGTTCCCCTTTATCCCTTTTAATACCCGAACCAACCGGTCAAAATCAAATTCCGTTGACTGCGCATACCCAAAATACTTATCCGTATTCTCATACGGCGGATCTATAAAGAAGAACGTATGTACTCCATCGTATTTTTTCACCACTTTCTCGTAATCTAAATTCGTTATCGTTGTCCCTCTCAATTGCTCCTTCCACCTAGGCAACTCTTTTAACCAACGGGGTATCGACCTTGCGTGATATATTTGTTCTGGTCTTTTTACAGGTTTATTACTGAAACCATACGATGACGCTATCTTATAATGAACCATTCTATCTTGAATACGATTACCTACAGGTTTTACAAAATATTTTTTTACTGCAGGAATCGTGTCTGGATTCGGGTAGGTGCTGGCGTTCAACGGGGCATCCATTATCATCTTGAATGTATTTGCGGTTTCTTTGTCTAAATCATTCAAAATATTACGTTCTGCCTTTGCCTTGTTAAAGAATATTGACGCCGACCCTGCGAATAATTCTACGTAGGTATCGTGTGGAGGTATTAATGGAATAATCTTATCTCTTATAGGATATTTATTCCCTTGTCTGTTAAATGGTGGTCTGATATTTGTAATCATTATTATTTACTTGATATATTATACCCCTAGAAAAAAATAAAAAAAGTGTTTCAATTTTTTAAAAAATAGATTAAAATATTTTTTGTTTTTGTTTTGTTTTTGTTTTGTTTTTTTATTTTTAGACTTTTTATTTTTGATTTTAGACAGACCTAAATAGTGCCTAGTAGATAGGTCTGTAGAGGTCTATAAAATTGAAATCCTTTTTTTTTATTTTTCTAAACGTATAATTTACCAAACACAACAATCAATATGACTAACTCGCAATCTAAAATGATCGATATGGATAATCTTAAATATGAATACTGTAGAGAATATCGCAACAAGAAGCAAATCAAGTGCAGATACAACAAAGCGAAGGAACTATTTGACAATATCAAACAAGAACTCAAGGATACAGACAACCCAGATTATCTAAAATCAAAAGGGATTTTGAAAGATTTGAAGCAGAAGATGACGGAACTTGCCGACCAATTCAAGACTAGTGTTGAATCCACCAACCATTACAGGGAACGTATAGAATATTACGGAGGTAAAGTACCGAGACGGGTTGGTAGGTGCGTAGGTTGCATCGAATATATTATTCTTGATAATGATGTTTTCGCAGAACACAAGACAGGCGTATTTTATTGTTGCCGTTGCTTCTACAACTCGGCGATTGCCGGCGAAACGATTGAGATTGTCAGTTAAAACGTGGGGGCAGTAGTCGACGAATTTCAGGTAAGTCCTAGGTGGTGGTTTTAGATTAATTTTGTAATGTATATTTGTATTTTTGTAATATATTTTGTAAATATTTTTTTATATTTTTACAGACCTTTTTAATCTA